AAGTATCGTGTAAGAAATACAGTTGCTACGGATTCGGTAATTCAACCAAACTCGGTATTGATTACTCCAAATACTAACATAGATTTGAATGCTTCTCATAAGATAACAAATACTGGTTTGAGTTTTGAATTGGAAGTAGAACTAAACAGCGATAGTACAGTAGTTTCTCCGTTGTTTGATATTGATAGACTCAGAGTTGCTACAGTACACAATGTATTGGACAACAATTCGGATATTAATGTTCAATCCGAACAATACAATGGAGAATTGGAACCAAAATCGGATGTTCTTCGTGCAAGATACATAACGAAAATTGTGGAATTGGAATCTGGATTTGAATCATCAAATGTCAAAGCGACATTTAATGTAAATATTCCTGCGGACACAAAGGTGCAAGTATTCATCAAGCACCAATCTGCGGGTGCAGATAATCCATTCGATGACGAAAGATATACTCTTCTTGTGCCAAATAAATCAAATTATGTGTCACCAGATGTGGATAGTTTCACGGACATTGAATATACTCTTCCTCAAGATTTGGATCAACCTTTCTGTAAGTTTGCTATCAAGATTTGTTTATATTCAAGTAATCCTGCAAGAGTACCAAAAGTAAAAGAAATGCGAGTGGTAAGTGTCATCTGAAAAAATAAAAGTTGCGGATCGTGAAGATGTGGTGAGAGATACCAAATCGGGTGCAATCTTAAATACTGATTTGGCAAGGGTAAATGAATATAAAAAAAGAAAAATTGAAATAAATAAGATTAAGCAGTTAGAGAACAAAATGAATTCTATAGAATCCGATGTTCGAGATATTAAGAGTATTTTACAAATTTTGCTTGAGAGAAAATAATCAATGCCCAATACAAATGATATTGATCTTCAAAAGTTAACACTTGATAGTACATTTTATGATTGGTATCTTCGTACCAATCAGATCATTGATTATATCAATCCGATCAATGTCTATGATGTATTTGCTGGCAGTGGTCTTCAAGAATCCCGAACAGGTACGCCAGGAACTGTACAAATAAGTTTGGGTACAAATCCTGCAAATTATGGTATTGATACTCTTACAGATAGTAATGGAGATTCTATTACTATTTTGAATATTGCTGGTTTAACATCAAGTACAGTATCGAACACAAGCACATTTGCATTTGGTGGTACGACTTCAAAATCTGTTTTAAGAAAAGTGGCAGCATCGGATATGCTTCCACCAACAATTAACGGTAATCATTTATTTACAGGAACAATTACTGTCGGTGATTTGATTGTACGAGATGGTACAATTATTCTTAATGATACAGGTTCTACGAGAGACAATGTAGGACTTGTAATAGAATCGACAGCAGATACCGCAGCAAATAATGTGTCTTTCTTGTTCGATACAGATACAAATGCATGGTATTCTAACAGAAATCTAGGAATGACTTCTGGAAGAAGATTTGTTACGAATGCTATAGGTTCGGCAACATATCCATTTTATGCGTCCAATTCTCAAGCTATTGTAGACATTCAATTACAAACTAATGTTGGTGCTACTCTTGAAGCATGGTCGATAAGAGGTGCTTGGGGCTCTCCCGATACTCTTATTTTTGGACATTATACCAATGGTGTAAAGGTTGCAGATGTTTTAGAATTAAGATCTGGTGGTACAAATACAGATACTAGAGTTATTGTAAAAGATGCATTAACTATTACCGATATTTTAAATTCCTCTCCGTTTAGTGCAACTCCTGCGGTTACGAGTGTACCTATCACAGATTCCACCAATGGTTATTTAAGTACATTTGTTAATCGAATTAAAGCATCAACAGCACTAACAGGAAGTGATATTGGTCGCATTGTCAGACTAGATGGTAGCGGTAACGCAATTAGTGCTGTTGCAAGTTCTGAAGCAAATTCACAAACAATTGGTATTTTGGAATCTGTTTCTGGTGGCGTAGCAACAGTAATTACTTCTGGTATTTGTCCAATTAGACCAAGAGATAACACTGGTACTCAAATATCAATGACCGCTGGTACGGTATATTATTTACATCAATCAATAGCAGGAGCAGTACAGGCTACAAAACCATCTTCTGGGTTCGTAAAACCAGTATTGATTGCAACATCTTCAACACAGTGTGTGTATGTTCCTGATTTTTATTATGCAGCAGGAACATCCGCGTTTACTGCCGTTCAAGTTGTAGATACGGGTGAAACATATACAGCATCCGCAGCAGGAACTACCTTGCGCTTAGACGGTGGAAATTCAATTGCTTTAGATTACACGACAAACGGCACAATTGTATTCAATTATACAGGAACGCAATTACCAAGCGTTGGGAATAGTTCATTTTATATTAAAAACAGTGTAGGTACTAATACAGGATTTGCTCCAAGCACCTATAGTTTAGTTGGACAACCACTAAATTCTGGTATTGCTGATATTCCTGTAGCGCCAGGAACATTAGTTGGTAGACGCGACGATACGGATGATAGTAACAATCCAGTAGAAGCACTTTTACCAAGTCAAGTTCGCAGTATTCTTGGATTTAGTGGCAATCGTTACATTAAATCCATTCTGTTTGAAGAATCTGCAAGTACAGATATTATTAATTTTGATGCTATAAATTCAGAATCGGTAAAGGTTCGTGCTGGATTTGGTATTGATTTTACTTATGATTCCGTGGAAAAAGCAGTAGTAATTACAAACACAGGCGGTGGGGGTGGTGGTACAGGTGGACCAAGTACATTAGACATCACTGCTACTGGTGGTGGTTCTGCAAGCGATATTGGTGCTATTCGTTTCTTGAATTCTGATGCAAGAAACTTTATTGATTTTACAGTAGAAGAAAACACTTCGGGTACAGCATCTATAGTAGCAAGACCAAAAAATACATTTTTAACATTAGCATCTGTGTCAAGTATAAATCATGATGCTGGTGACATATTAAGAATAATTGGAACTACTGGAGTAAATGTTGCGCTTGCATCTTTAGGATCAACAAATACATTTACATTATCGTTATCGTCTACTATAACACCAAATACAGTAAGATCGACAACAAATACACTTGAATTAGATACAAATTCACTAAGAACTCTTTCATTTAGAGTCAAGGATTCTGCTACGAGTGGTCCTGCTTATTTCAGTACCGATACAAATTACATTACCACACTTGAGACATTTGATAATATCACTCAGGGAACAAGAGTTGATAGCACACTCTACAATTTTACTGGTAGTAATCCCGTATCAAGAGAAAAATGTGTATCTATGTTTGCTGATATGACTATTGGTCCTGATACAGTAAGTTTCCCATTCAGATTCTATAAAATCATTGCAGATAAAATTAAAGTTACGGATCTTGAGGTAACAGGAACAGCAATTAAGAATTTTACAGAAATTAATAATTTGTCTGGTGAAAGTTATGCCATAACATCATATAATTTAAACAGAATTCGTTTACCATCAGCATTAGATGGTATTTTGCTTGATTTTGAAACGACAACTGGTTCCAGTAATCGTGCGTTCATAATGAAACCCGAACCAAATACATTTGGTTCAGGAACATCAAAATCTTTCTTTATATCAGAAAAAATATTCTTTGCAGATCAAACTTTAAATCAATTTAGTCCATCTATAGGTTTAGATAGTGCTGGTTCCATATTAGTACAATCAAATTCTGCTCAATCTAAATTCAGAATGGTGGATTCTGCAAACAGAGAATGTTCGGTTGGTGTTCAAACTGGTTATGCATTCTTAACATATGATCCAGATTCTACTGGTCCAAATTCTGCAATTTCTTTGAGAGTAACTTCGGATACACTACTAAACAATGCAGATTCATTCATGGTTGGTATTGTAGGAACAGAAGGTTGGAAGATAAATACTGTTGCATACGCAACGGGGGATATTGGTAAAGCAATGAGAATTGCAAGCGTTACTGATGGTGTTGCAACTATAGAGGCAAGAGATTATATCAAACCATATGTTGTAGGAACTACCTCTGGTGATCTGATTAATACTTTATATTATGTGGTATAACTATGAGCGAAATAAGAATTAAAACGGCAAATCCAGATGTAATTACTAATATACCAGAAACACTTGGTAATATTAAAGTTAAAGATGAAAATGGCATAATAAGAGATGTTAAAAAGTTGTATGCTAAAAATGGTTCTGGTGAACCTAGTCTTGTTTGGGATGCTACGGTCGCACCACCAAGCACACAAGATTCTACGCAACCAATATTACAATGCCCTTCTTGCGAATCTGGTTCTGAAGTATTTTATCCAGAAATACAAGCAATAGGAAAAAGATGGGATTATTGCACTTGGAAAGATACTGGATTATTGTCTTCTTGTTGGAAAAATCCTCCAGAAACAAGAACATATGCATCCATACGAAAACAAGATCCAGATAAGTTAAATTTTTTACCCCCCCCACCAAATTACATTATGGGTGAATTATTATCTTATACCGTACCAGATAGAGTTCTTGTATTTGTTAATAGGCCATTGGTTTCGGATGTACCAAATCATACAGATAAGATATTTTATGGAAAACAAGATAATAGTTTTCCTTGCTTGGAGGAGTGTTCTCCTTCTTCTGGATGTCAATTAAATGAACCAGATACTACTCTGTGTGATGTCGGTTCTTCAACCCAATCTATTTACGGTATAATCGATCAAAGACATCTATTGATAGATACCAGTTGTGTTTCGACAGGATCGTTTAATAATAAAACAAATTCTTGTTCTACTTATTGTTACGGAGAACCAGACTTCACTACTGTGTGTCGTTCTGTGAATAGAATACATCCATTATATTTAGAAGACTTGATTTTGACTGATTTTAGTGGTGCTTGCGAAAACCAGTATCCAGAATTTTCTCTTATACAATTTAATTTTGGGGATCCTCCTCTAGATCCTCCTTATTTACAATTTGCAAATGATTATACCAACAATAATTTATTTTTAACAATTAAGGATATTTCTGTTATAGTCGATTCCTCTTGCTCGAATGAAGAGTTTTCTGCATGGACATTTAGGATGTTTTTACCAATATATGTGTACATACCAACAGAAAGAAATAATTATGTAAGAGTTCAAACCCCATTAGATTCTATAATGGACGGATTGTTAGCAGGAAATAATTCAAATATTAATTTAATAACAGAAACCAACCCAAACTATGATCCGATTGTTCATGCTGTATATCGAGTATTATCGGGAGAAACTAAATTATCTCAAGCATTTTATTCTTCAAATGCAAATAATGATGCACGATGGGGGATAATAGGATATCCGAGAGCAGAACCAGTAGATTTTCCTCTACCAGATAAAAATCTTGCAACTCATTGTGTGGTTATTGAAGTAACAAATGCAGAAGATGGTAATCCAACTAACAATTGTAATTATTGTTCAAATACACGAGAAGGAAGTAGTTTTAAAGCTTCAAATATTAGATTTTATCCTTTAGAATCCTATTCCCAAGCTGGAGCTCCTGGCTCATTTGCAGCACCATTACAAAGTTATGGTAATCAAAATGATCTGGGGTATGACAGTTTGGATCAAATAAATGAAGTATACTCTGATTGTGCAGGAATTGGTGTTTTTTTTGGTAAAACATATTCAAATACTGCAGAATTATCATTCCAAGATTTTTACAATGCTTACTACCAACCATATATAACTACGACAGAAAGTACGGATTGTAATACAACATGTTTATAGGAGTTAAATTATGAAAGTTAAAGTGTCTAAATTAGCGAACGCGATTCCGTCTATTAAGTTTATTTCACAGCAGTCGATTCCCGCTAAGGTATCGTTCAGACTGGCAAAATTTATCAATTTAGTTTCAGAAGAACTTGATGTTCTTGAAATTGCAAGAAGAACAATTCTAGAAAAGCATTCCACGGTTGATGCTGATAACCCAGACAACCGTATAATTGCTCCAGATTTAAAAGAAAAATACGAAAAACAAATGATCGAATTGTTCAATCAAGAAGTAGAACTTAATATTGAACCAATCGGTATCAACGAACTCGGTGGAATTTCATTGCCAGTAAATCATTTAATGGCATTAGATTTTATGTTTAAAGAATAAAATTTGTCCTCCGAAAAACATAAATATTAGAGAAGATTTTTCGGAGGATTAAATGTCGAGAATTACTACTCGCCAAGAACTTAAAGATTATTGCCTACGCAAGTTAGGTTATCCAGTAATAGAGATCAACATTGACGATTCCCAGATAGAGGATCGTCTTGATGATGCTCTATTATTGTTTTCCGAGATGCATTATGATGGTGCGGAGAGAGTCTTTATGGCCAAACAATTGACCTCTACCGATCTACAGAATCGTTATGTAGATCTCAAACTTCCAACGATTGAAGATGCATCAAAAAACATAAAAGCAGCACCCGCGCTAGATCCAGACGGAAATTCTATTATTTCTGTTGTTCGTGTGTTTCAGTTGTTTGATACTTTGGGTGGTTCTGCGGGTGTAAATATCTTTGACGCCAAATATCAAATTGCTCTTTCCGACTTGTTTGGTTTGTATTCGAACACGGGTAGTGGTTATACAATGGGTTCGATTCAGCACTACGATATGGTTCGTAGACATTTAGGACTTCTACAGGATTATCTGACACCAGAAAAAGCGATTCGTTTCAGTAAAGTAACAAATAGAATTTACTTGGATGCGGATTGGGGTTCTTGGACTGTTGGTGACTTTTTGATGTTTGAAGCATATAAGATTCTAGATCCAAATGATTACCCAGAAATTTACAATGATAGATTATTAAAAGCATATGCAACTGCATTGATTAAAAGACAATGGGGATCGGTTCTTTCCAAGTACAATGGTATTTCATTGGCGGGTGGAGTCACTCTAAATGGAACTCAAATATACAACGAAGCACTTCAAGAGATTGATTCATTAGAAAAAGAAATGGCAAGTCGTTACGAATTACCTCCAGATTTCATGGTGGGTTGATATGGCAGTAAATCCTTACTTCAACAACTATGGCTTTAAACCAACGCAAGATCTGGTCAATGATCTTATGAAGGAATCTATCCGTATTCACGGAATTAATTGTTTATATATTCCAAGAGAATTTAAAAACATAGATGTTATTTTTGGTGAAGATACTTCTGCAAAATTTCGTTATGCGTTTCCAATTGAGATGTATCTCGAAACACCAACAGGATATGGTGGTGATAAAGAAACGGCAACCAAGTTTGGTATCGAAAATCGAGATGTGATCGAACTATTGGTTTCTAAATCAAGATTCGTACAAGAAACTGTGGCATTTCGTAAATACTTTACTGGTAGACAAATTGAAAGACCAACAGAAGGAGATTTGATCTATAATCCAATCGACTTTGGTTTGTATGAAATAAAGTTTGCGGATCAGGATATTCTATTTTATCAAGCAGGAAAGACATACACATTTAAATTGACTTGTGAGAAGATCAAGTATTCGTATGAGCAAATTGAAGTTAATAACGAAGATATCAATCTTGCTATCAGCAATCAGATCATCAAAACAGACAATAATAATGATGGTATTATTGATGAATTGAACTTGGCTCCAGATGGAGATCATAAACAATCAAACAATGCAACAGATATGCAATTAGAAGGTGAAGATGTATATGACTTTAGTGAAAATGATCCGTTCTCTGGGGGTAACTACTGATGTTTACAAATCCATTTTATCATCAAACTCTCAGAAAAACAATTATAGCATTTGGATCGTTATTTAATAATCTTTATGTTGTTCGTAAACAAGACAATAATGATGTGAAAATTAAAGTTCCCATAATTTATAGCACAAAAGAAAAGTTCATTCAAAGATATAATGATACTTTGAACCGTGATAATAATGATAGTATTGTATTACAAACAATTTTACCAAAAATGGGCTATGAAATTGGTGAAATTGCATACGATCCTTCTCGTAAAAAGATAACCGTAAACAAAAGAATAATTGAAACCGATGAAGGAATTCGTTTAAATTATACGGAAGTTCCATATAATGTAAATATTTCTCTCACCGCATATGTCAGATATGTGGATGACGGACTTCAAATCATGGAACAAATTCTTCCATTTTTTACTCCAGACTTTACGGTTGCAATCAAGCAAAAAGTATTAAATCAACCAGATGAACATATGAACATTCCGTTTATCTTAAATTCTGTAAACCAACAAACTGATTATGAAGGTTCGATGGAAGCAAATTCCAGAATGATAATGTGGACATACAATTTTACAGCAAAGATTAATTTATTTGGTCCATTGAGCGATACTGGAGTTATTCGTTATGTTGATATAGATTTATTGGATATGTCGGAGTTTAACCAATGAAGCAATATAGTAAAATAATAGTATATCCTGTTTTATATGAAAAAGATACAAACGGTGACTATGTTCTGGATACAAATAATGAAAAAATAGTCATACAAAATTATTTAAATGTAAGTCCTTCACAAGATTATGAAGTAGTAACAGAAACCCAAGAATATTTTTATTTAAATGTAACAAATTTGGGAACGGACATATGGGCAGCAACATGGATAGCCACAGATCCAACTGTACCAAATTTAACTATTGCGGCAGAATCATTAGGAAATGTAAATTACTTTAATTATGTAAAACCGATGATTCAGTTACTTGATTGTACTATGACTGGTTCATATAAATTAAGTTCTGCTTCTAGTTTTGTAGACGGAACATCAGGATGTCCACAAAGATTTGCTGCAATTATTACAAAATTAAATCAATTACCAGAAGGTAAGCGTTCTATTGGAATGTATCGTTACAATAATGGTCCAATTTACGATGAAGTTGGGGACAGATATCCAAGTGGAAATCAATCACCGTGGGCAGCAAATGCAATTAATACATTAAAACAGGATTGGTTGTATATTGCAAACGCTTTGGCGGAAAACAATTCCACACCAGATTATTTAATACTTGATTGTGAACAGCAAGGTACATTTAGATTTTTTGGTGCTTTGGGAGGAAATCCAACAAGAGTTAATGAAATTACTACAGATTCTAGATTAAATCAAAAATGGTATAATTCTGATAGTTTTGCCGATTTGTATACAAATTACGGTGAATTTCCATTGACATTTACAAACATATCAAATGGAACATTCCATCCACAGACTGCATTTGAATATTCATATTGGGATAGATCTATGGATGCTTTGCATGCCCAAGTATTAAATGAAGCATTTTATAAACCAACATTAGATATATTCTCAAACATAAAAGTATCAAATTATGAATCTGATAATATTGAAAATAATAATTATGTGTATGATTCAAATGGTCATATAAAAAGAACAAAATATTATGTCGGAGATGCCAATTCTCCTGTAATGTACGGATCTTGGATGTCTCCTTCGGTATATGGAATATATGCAAACGATACTACAAAATTGGTAAGAACGAATTATGGTGCAACGATTCAGTTTGATAATACTGCATGGAATCAATTTTTAATACTGGTAAATAATATAAGATCAATTAAAAGATCCTCACCAAATTTTCCAATAAGACCTTGGATTGCAAGTATTGATTTTACTGGAGATAGTGCATACAACCCAAAATGGAAAACTGATGGAACAGTGTCGAGTAATATTTCTGAAGGACTATACTGGGAAAGCATAAGACATTTTTGCTTAACAGGAACGCAAATGTTCAATTACTGGAACACAAGCGACAATACTCCAGAGAAAATAATAAATAATTGCGGAAAATTAAATACCGTTCTTTCCGATGTTAATGATCAACTTGGTGGGTATAGCGACACAGTAACAAATATTAATAAAATTAATTTTTTAGCAAATTATGTGATTAGTGGAGCAAAGATAGTAAATTCTAATAATTATCTTTGGAGAATTACCCCCAAACCAGGCGTGATCTTAAAAGACATCAATAACACAATAATTACTACAGATAGTGATGGTGGTGTGTGGTTAACAACAACCACTTCTTCGATACCAATTTTTAATATTGCATGAGATAAATTATGAAACCAAAAGACTTTGAAAATTTAGAAGATGAGTTTGAACTCGCCAAGATAGATTCCAGTGGGGGAGTAATTGTTCCCACCGAGAATCAAGAACCCCCAAAGAATCTTGACTTAGACAAAGATTATAAAGAGGTTAGAGATAACTTAAAAGATATTGTCAAAAAGGGAGCAGAAGCAATTGATGGTATCAGTCTTGTTGCGTCTGAAACTCAGCATCCAAGAGCATATGAAGTTCTTGCTACATTGATCAAAAGCGTAGCGGATGTAAATAAAGATATAATGTCAATTCATAAACAAATGAAAGACATAAAAGGCGAAAAAGAACAACCAAAAGTAGCACCTACCGTAACCAACAATTCTATTCATTTTGTTGGTAGTACCAAGGAATTGCAAGATTTGGTTAAAAAGAAATTGAATATTATAGAAGGCGAAAAGATAGATGGATAAAACAGCATATCTTGGTAATTTAAATCTAAAACCAGAAAATGTATCAATTGAGTATACCAAGGAACAGATAGAAGAATATTTAAAGTGTTCTGCTGATCCTCTTTATTTTATTGAAAATTACATTAAAATTATTAATCTTGATGATGGTTTAGTTCCCTTTAAAATGTGGGATTTTCAAAAGAATTTAATAAAAACTATTCATGATAATCGTTTTACTATTGCAAAACTACCCCGTCAGTATGGAAAATCGACAACAGTAGTTGCTTATATTTTACATTATATTCTTTTTAATAAAGAAGTTAATGTTGCTATTTTGGCAAACAAAGAAAAAATTGCGCGAGATCTATTGGGTAAAATTAAGACAGCGTATGAACATTTACCAAAATGGATACAGCAGGGTGTAGGAGAATGGAATAAGGGTTCTATTGTTTTAGAAAACGGTTCGAAGGTCATTGCTGCTGCTACCTCTGCTTCTGCTATTCGTGGTGGTTCTTATAATTTAATTTTGCTTGATGAGTTTGCCCACATCGAACCCCATATTGCAGATGATTTTTATTCGTCCGCATATCCTACAATTACCTCTGGTAAAACAACAAAATTAGTAATTGTATCCACACCAAGGGGATTGAATTTATTTTATCGTCTTTGGACAGAAGCAATTGAAAAACGAAGTAAATTAGTCCCAATTCAAGGAAATTGGTGGGATTTACCAGGCCGTGATGCAGCTTGGAAGGAAGAAACTATTCAGGGACTTGGTGGAGAGAATGGTGGAGAAGAAAAATTTCAACAAGAATATGAAACAGATTTTATTGGTAGTGCAAATACACTCATCCATTCGAATAAATTAAAATCTCTATCATATAAGACTCCACTATACAAAGATGCAAACGGCTTAAAGGTGTATGAAGAACCCTGTTCAAACCACACATATGTTATGGTGGTGGATACGGCAAGAGGTACTGGTCTGGATTATAATGCCTTTGTTGTAATTGACATAACAAAAGTCCCATACAAGGTTGTTGCTACATTTAGAAATAACGAAATGTCTCCTGTCGTATATCCCAATGTTATTTTACCCGTTGCTCGTAAATTTGCAAATGCGTTCATATTGGTAGAAATTAACGATATTGGCGCACAAGTGGCGGAAATTCTATACAACGAAATGGAGTATGAAAATGTGCTGATGGCTTCTATTCGTGGTAGAAAAGGACAAACACTGGATGGTGGGTTTGGTGGATCGGATATACAATTGGGACTAAGAACAACAAGAGCAGTGAAGAGATTGGGTTGTTCTTTGATTAAATCTTTCATAGAAGATGATAAATTGTTATTTTGTGACTATGATCTGTTACAAGAATTGGTTTCTTTTGTCTCAAAGAATCAATCCTTTGAAGCAGAAATCGGACACACAGATGATTTAGTAATGTGTTTGGTTCTATTTGGTTGGTTAACCACTCAGGGATACTTTAAAGACATGGTTAACATGGATATTCGAAAACAAATATTTGATGATCGTTTAAAAGAAATCGAAGAAGAATTAACTCCGTTTGGTTTTATTGAAGCAGGATACGACTCGGAAGTGGAAATCGATAATGAAGGAACTGGCTGGTATTTGGCGGATCCGAAGTATTAATGTAAAGAGGGGTTTTTATACATATTTGTAGTAAAAATATTAAATATTAGGATCTAAGGAGACTATAAATGGCATTTCAAGTAAGCCCTGGCGTACAAATACGAGAATTTGATCTTACAGCAATTGTTCCTGCTGTAGCAACAACCCCTGCTGGTTATGTTGGAGTATTCCAATGGGGCCCAGCAGATCAAAGAGTCCTTGTCTCAACCGAAAAAGAATTAGAAAGTATTTTCTTTTCACCTCTTAACAATCCTTACTATGCAACTTCGTGGTTAATGGCATCCAACTTTTTGGCATACGGTGGAAATCTTCAAGTAGTTCGTTATGTTAATTCTGTAACAGCAACAGTTGGATCAAGTACAAACTTTACGAGAAACAGTGGTCAATTTGATTTGAACGCAGTTTCTTTGATCGCAGGACCTGGTACAAAAGAAACACTAACTTCTGGTGATACAATTGTTACCATTAAGAATCGCGAACATTACGAATCTATAACAATCAATGGTGTAACGACTCCATTCGAAAACGCATTTCTTGCAAGATATCCAAGTAGATTGGGTAATAATTTGGCAGTTGTTGTTTTGATGCCTACCGATTCTGCAAATCCTTGGGCAACAGAATTCGCAGGCGCTCAAGCAGCAGCAACAGGAACAATTGGAAATAATTTCACA